TCCCTCCAAGATCTACATAACCAAAAATAATTCTAAAAAATCAGAGAATCCTCTCAATTCTATCTTTCTATTGACTCCATCTTTAGTGGTGTAATTTATAGTATATTCAATTGTTGGTATTTCTTTTAAGAAGTTCAATAAGACTTTAAATTGTTTTGCAGTTAAAGACTCAACAAACTCTTTTACTTCTTCAAAAGATAAATCTTTAGTTGAATATTGTTCATCTTGAGTTATAACTTCAGAAATACAAAAAACCAAGAGTTCTGTTACTCCACTTTCTTCTTCGTTTATTTCAAATTTGTTTATCTTTAAAAATGTTTCTAAAGTTGGATACATCATAACCAAAGAAATTGAATTATCTAATTTTATGGTTTGTTTACTAGAAGCCTTCTTTTTCGAAATTTTTACATTTCTCAGATCTACTGAAGTTACTACTCTTTCTCCTGTTTCTGGACAGGTTAAGAAGCATTCAACGACTTCCCCTATAGATTTTTCTCTAATTTTTAAGAATAAAATTTCTAAGTCGCAAAATGGTAAATTTTTACAATCATCTTCCGGTAGACCAGTAACACAAGAATTTACAACTTCTTGTATAGTTGTCATTAGGTTATCAAATGAAGAAGTTTCTTTTGCTATTAGTAGATTTTTTTCTTCTCTGACTATAAATGGTCTATATGTAACTCTTTTTTGACTTATAGGAAGTATTTCCGTATATTTTGGTGTTTTTTCAATCAATAATTCTTTGAGCATTATTAAATTTCCTTTATATTATTTATCATGTCAATTCTGTACCAAATGCAGTGGCATAATCGTAGTAATTATAAAATATTTCAACCATAAATTTTACTGGTGTGTTTGTTGCCATATCTTCAAACTTTGAGGGAACAATTTGAATAGGAAAGCATTCTCTTAAATAATAAACCGCACTAACTTTATTTGTTATGTCGATTGCTTCTATTGTTATAGTTCCATAAAATTCATCAACATATTTTACTTTTGATGGGTTTGGTCTTACGGTATTTTCTGGACCAACAAATATTGTTTTTGCCCATCCCTCAAAATAACTTCTACTAACCCAATCTCCCTCGATTATGAATTCCATTAGATTATTTTGATATTCTAAACCAAATGGTATACCGATTGGCGAAGAAACACCAGAAAGCATATCACCATATGATTTTATCTTTTTTGATGGTAATTGAACCATGCTACATAAAAAATCAAAATTAGCATACCCAGGCCGATCAACAAGGACATGGTATTTGGTTGATGTTTGTATTCCCTGATGCTGCTTGATGTACTCCATTATGGAGCCTGGAGTCCCTGCTTTTAACGGTGATGATGCCATTTATTTCCTTTTAAATAGGTTGTTTTCTGTTAAGATAAGAAATTTCCATCCCTGTTTATCACAAAATTTCTTTGCAGAGTCCCACTTAGACCTATTTATTTCGAATTGAAGAACTTCTGTAATAAAAGTTTTATTACTTTTTGATCCTCTTATTGGTTCTTTTGTTTGTTTATCTGGTTTTATTTCGACAACGAAGGTTTCAACTAAAGAATTAGTCTTTACTTCAAAAAGAAAATCAGGGTAATACCGATGTAATGCATTATCGACTGGAGAAATATAAGGTATTTCTAGTTCTTCGCTGCTCCATCGAATAACATTCACATTTTCGTCTAAATATTTACAAAATGTGCGCTCCCAAAGCGACCTACATATAATGTTATTTGGATTGCCAATATATTTTTGTGGGTTTTTTGGTTTAAATTTACTTTTATAAGCCATAGGAGAGTTAAATGTCTAGACGCCCAGTACAATATCCTTCTACTAATAATTATCAAGAAAGAGTTGCTGCTTGGGTGTTTTTTTCTGCACAAAATTTTAGTACTAGACCAGATATAAGATATCAGGGCTTACGGGGTGGTACAAGTCCCGCTTATATTTTGCCATTACAAAGATATAACAGTCCTAATAATATTGGATATGAAGAATCAAAGCCTGGGTTTTTGGAAAATATGTTAATGGGGGTTCGTGATGTTGCAAGTGGAAATGTGGGGGGACTTACTAGACTTTCTAAACTTTATATGAATATTCCTGTGTTGAAAGGTTTTTCTTTAAATAATATTTCAGATGTTCTTAGTGGAGGAATGGGAGCAGACAGCAAAGAAATAGACATATCTGAAATGTCCTTTACAAAAGCCCCAAAAAGAATTCACGCTTTTGGTTTTTCTCTATATGCAAAAAATAAAACAGATGCAGAAAATATAGATGAAATTGTAAATGGATTTCAAGCAAGAATGTATCCACAATTTTTTAGTGCGGCACTAGACAAAGCAACACCACCACAAATGTGGACAATTAAAATACAACCAAATGGTGGAACTAATGGTTCACAAGTTTTGGATAACCATATAAAACCATGCGTTTTGGTTAATATGACTGCAACTAGAATGGATCCGAGTTCAGTTGTTCTCACAAGAGATAACTACTTTTTGGGTATAGAATTAACTTTGGCGTTTACAGAAATAGAATCAGCATATAGATCTATTTCTGAACCAGATCCCAGAAAATTATATTCTAGAAATGAAATATCGCAGGCACAAGGTATATGAGTTACTTTCAATATCTACCACAAATACAATATAGATTCTCAAACGGAACATATACAGTTAGAGATGTATTTACTAAAGTAGTTTTTAATGATAATTTTTACAAAAATGAAAATTTATATTATGTTGAAACTACGGACAACATTCAAAGACCAGATCAATTGTCTTTTAGAAAATATGACTCTTTTGAGTTTTACTGGTTATTTTTACTTGCGAATAAAATAATAGATATCAATAAAGATTGGCCTCTTCTTCAAGAAGATTTTGGAAATTTTCTAAAAAACCAGTCAACTAAAAAAGTTTACTATTTAAAAGAAAGTGCAGACATCATTCCAAATGATATTTTATATTTTAATGATTCCTCTTATGGCGTAATCGAATCGTGGGATCCATTCACAAGATCAGTTTTAATTAAAGAAAACTATTCTTTACCATCAACTGGGGAGTTTTCTATTCGTAGAATTAACACAACTTCTTCTACTGGATTTGTTGAACTAATAAATTATTGTGGTTTTTTTAAATTTAATTCATATGGAAATTTAAATTATCTGGAATCTCCTCATCTAATAACAAAGGAAAGAGGAAAATCTTTACATCCATTTGTTAAAATTGATGCATCAGATGAAGTAACAGAAATTCTTCTTTTGGATGGATGTGATGATGATGAAATCGAGGATACTCTTTTGTACAAAATAGTAAATAATGAAACAATAAATGGAGTTACAATAAAAACTAAAGAGGCATTTTTGATCGAAGATTATTTCGAAAAGACAAAAATAAATATTGTAAACCCTGTGTTTATTTCAACTATACAAAGCAGAATTCGGTTGTTATTAAACGATCCAAGTGCAACAGCAAACACAATTTTTAGAATTGGTTAACTATGGCAGACACTTCTGATATCGTACAAGACATTAATAATTTAATAGTTCATGAAATTACCATACTTGGAAAATTTGGTGAAAGATATGAAATTTATCCTTCCGCATCAAACTTTGTATATCAATCTTTGGCTATTGCCGAAAGTATGTTCGAAGCATCATTAGTGGGAACACTTAAAATTAGAGATTTAAATTCAATAGCAGAACAAATTAATTTTTCTGGTTTTGAAGATTTAATTATTAAAATAGAAAATCCTGATATATCTGGTTCGTACAAGTCTCTTCTTTTTAAGATTTATTCTGTAGATACTTCGGAAGATCAAATATCAACAAATTTAATAAAACAAGATGTCAATATTCCAAAACGATTTTTGAGTATTAGTTTTACTTCATATGAACATTATTTGTTGAGTCATAAAGAGTTTACAGAAATTGCAGGATTGACTGGATCAGATGTTATTACTAAAATATCAACTCCATCCAGAACAATAGCAAGTGAGGCATCTCAATCTCTTGGGGTATCAGAAACATTAGTAAATGAGATATCTCAGGCTTTGGGTATTTCTTCTCAAATTGGTTTTGTTAATGCGCTAAATGATAGATTCTTCAAAACCGGAAAAGATTCAGAAACTACTCAAAAACCAATGTTCATTGAAGGATCTTCAAACTGGATATGGTATAAACAAAACCAATTAATGTATCCTTGGGGTAAATTAAATAGACCAATAAGAATATCTCAATTGATGCAATATTTGGCAGAATATGCTACTTCGCAGTCAAATCCATTTGCTTGTAATTTTCTATTTTGGCAAGACATGGACAGATGGAATTTTAGAAGCATAGAATCTCTTTTACGACAACCAGCCATAAGAGAATATGCTTTTAGAAATAACAATTATGATACTGGTAATATTTTTAACCTAAAAATAATCAGCGAAACTAACTTTTTAAGATTATTTGAATCGAATGCAATATCTTCAAAATATTATTTAGTAGAACCAAATTGGAATAATCCTTATAGAGAGTATACTGACTATAATGATGCACATACTATTAAAGAAGTAACATATGATTATTTCCGCGATTATAACAAATGGTTAAAAGTCGAAAAATATCCAATATTTGATAAATCTGTAAACACAAAACCAACAGCAGCAAATGTTATTAATGACAATGTTTCTGGTTATTTTGATAAAACATATAATAACCGAGATAAAACTGTAACTTGGGATCATCACGGATATACATTTTCAAACAGAGATGGTTTTGAAACTTGGCAACCAATGTTTGATCAGACAGAACTTGATGGTGAGACTTGTAAATTAATTCAAAAAGAAATTAAACAAAAGATAAAAGACAAAAAAGTAGAGTATGCAAAAAAGAAAAATTTAAAAGAGAAATGGAAAGTTTATAAGTGTAGTATATGTTGTGATACACGAAATGTAGATCTAGAGGAAGAAGTATTTACTCCTCAATATGGTGTTGCTGCTGCCGGCGGATTTACCGATCTAGTAAACTATGATAAAATTGCCGGATCTACTTTAGATGGACAATTCCCCGCTGGATTGTCATTTAGTTATGAATTCGGAGAAGAGCCTTTTAATAAAACAATAGGCGAATTAATGTATTTCCGGGAAGTTCCGGATATACAAACAAAATACCTTTATGATTTAGAGATCAAAAAACTAGAAATAGCAAAAGAAAGACTAGATGCAATAATTTCTAGATTAAATTTTGAAAAACAAAATGTAGAAAGAATTCCTGTATGTATTCCTGGCTGCTGTCAGACAACGGAAGATACAACTAACATTTTTTCATCTCCTGAATGTTTTGATGAAAATTACACATCAAATATTTGCTTTTGTTCTGAAGAAAAGAAAAATTCTTGGTTAGAGACTAAATTAAATCCACTATTAAACAATTTACAACAAATTCGTTCATCAAATTACTTTGATGGAATGATTGCAATAATTGAAAGCGAAAAACAAAATTTTGCTGAAAAATATGAACAGTATAGAAACAGAAAGGCTTTCTTTGTTTCTAAAGAAATGGGATTTACTGCGTCGAGTTTGAATAAAAATCTTCTAAATGTTCGTTCTATAAAACGAAAACCAATTCGTGGCAGTAAATATGAAAAATTAGCACACAAAACTGTTCTTTCTGAATTAATATCTGGAATCACATTTAATTATAAAGGATTCCCAACCGGAACTACGTCTTATTATCCATATGATGTTTATTATAATAATGATTCTTCGATAGATCCAAAAGAAAAACACCCGCACTATGATTCTGGATATAATTTTGATTTAGGATTTAATTCTAATGTTTTCTTTTCTAGATTTGATGAAATCGGTGGACCACATTCAGATTCTAATAATTCTTCTCTTCAATATTATACTTCTGTTAGATTTAATGTAAGAAGAGAAGGAAGGAATGAACAAAAGAAATTTAATTTTGGTCTCTGCCAAGAAACCAAATCTGAGGATCTAGAGATTGACATCACAAACGAAGAAATTTATGACAGAAACCCAGAAAATTTAAGTGTATCAAATTTACTTAATAGAAAAATAGAACAAATAATTTCTTCTTTTTTTGATCCAACTTATGAAATACAAAGAACAGAAAATACAGTAACTTTTGTTAAAAGAATAAATTATGAATCGTATATAGTAACGTTTCAGTGTTGTACTTCATCTGGTGGTTTTGGTTCTGATTGTACCGTTTACTATACCAATTCAGAAGCAAATGTACCGGAGACATGTGAAATACTTCAAACCGAAACCTGTGACAGTTATGATCAAACTACAATAAAATATACTATTGAATTGGATTCACTATATTCTGATAATAAAGGAAATCCTCAACTACCAGAGAGTCACATTTGTACAACAATTATAGGATTGGATAGAATTCCTGATTTTAATTTTATTGACTATTTAAATTCTAGAAATTTTATTCAATTACCAGAAGCAGAAGAAAACCCAAAACCAACTAAAACTATTTTAGAAGAAATAGAAAGTTATGTTCGAATAGAATTTGAGACACCGATTGGACAAAATACTGTATTTGAATTTCCTTCTGGATTTTACGATACTCCCGGTTCAGAATATTATTTACCATATCATGTATTATTAACAGCAGGTCCTTTTGGTTCCAAATCTGCGGATTATAATGTTTCTGTAATTGGTCAGGATCCGTATGGTTTTGATGTAGCAGTTAAACGAATAAAACCAAAAAAACAAAAACTAAATGTAAAAACTGGTTCATTAATAAACAACAAAGATTATCATGTTGTTGGTAATGGATTTATCACTAGTCAATTATTTGCTCCAAATTTTAATAGAGATATTAAATATGGAGACATTTCAGCCATACTTGATGGTTATCAGAGCACAACAACCGCACCAAGACTCTTGACTCCCGCTCAATATAGACACACATTTTCTTTAACTGATGCGGCAACTGATAAACAAAGTATAAATGAAGACATTAATAATGATTCAATAATTGAGGGCAATTGGGTAAGGCCTGATTTGTATCGATTATTTTCACAAACAAATAGTGAACATTTTTATACCGATCTACTTCGTGAATCCGTTAGAAAAAATCCATTGGCTCTTACCGAATCGTATTTTGAATTTAACAACATAAGACTTAATTCAGTTTCTTCTAGAAATGGGAATAATTTTGGTTCTGGTTATCCCACGGAACCACCCAGAGGTTTCTATTTTGGTTTAGATTCAGATATTCCAGCAGAGTTTGATCCAGAAGAAAATTTTCTTCAACTCTATGGATCGGATTCCGAATCTCGGGAAAAAATTGCAAATCTATTGCTTCCCGGAAATGTGTTTGGTTATGTTTCATACAATAATAAGCCGCTTCCCACGGATACTTCTTATTTCCTTTCAAGTGTTGCTTATAATCCTCAGCAAGAAAGACCTGGTTGGGGTATATCTTTGTTTGAAATTGATTTAAAGAATCGAAATAACCCCCAAGCAACAGAAGAAGAAAGATCATTCTATGGAAACTATTATGGTGTTTCTATATGGACACACCCAGAGGTTTCCGAAAATATGTTCTCTGGGGTTTGGAAGAACGATATAACCGGAGAAACAGAGTATGGAATTGTTGGTCCTCAGTTAGAGGAAGATGAGATAACATTTGACAGAAATTTTGCTGCACAATTTGTCGTGATATCTCGTCAATCAATAGAAGATCCATGCGCGGGGTATCCTTGCTCTAATCCAGAACCAGTAAACAACTCAACCTGTCCAGATAATGATCCACTCTGCAATTGTCCATGTCAGGAATTGAGACCAGATAAAGTTTTATTCGGTATCACCGGACCAGAACCAACATATCTTGAATTAAAACAATTAGAAACTGAAATTAAAGAGTGCGATTTAATTGAAAATGTTCTAGGAGAAGAATGGCTCGGTTGCGTTTGGGGTGATACAAAAAATGTCCTAAATTGCAATTGCCCATGTATTGGAGAAAAATTCTTAGATTATTTAAGATATAGTCAAACATATTGTACATTCTGGAATACAGTAGCAGAAAGACCCCTACTTCGAACTGCTCAAATGATGCAAATAAGAGCAAATAGAATTAGTATTATGGTAAATGGAGATTTGACACTTCGCCCCGGAGAAAAAGTCATTATAAACCTTGGAGAAAAACGATACTCCGGTGTTTGGTTAGTTTCTTCAATTCTACATGATATCGCAAAAACAAAACATTATATGTCAGTAGAACTTATAAGAGACAGCGAATATATAGATCCGACAAAAAGATCTAAAGAACTCGTACTAAATACTGAGGGATAAACGGCATCATATGAAATATCGGGATCTACACATCTTTTTTAGAAAAAATCCAAATAATAATGATATTTCATTGTTGTCTGGTAATTCTGCGATAGTTCAGTCGATTAAGAACTTAGTATTAACTAAAAAGGGAGAAAGACCATTTGATAATAGCATAGGAACCAGCGTGGTTGATTTTTTGTTCGAACAACCAACTTTGGCAGAACTTGCATTTCTTCAAAATGAAATACAAACAATTTTGGAACAAGCAGAACCAAGAATAATTGTGAATTCAATCGAATTAATTTACCCAACTCCTTCTAGCACAACCGATGATTTGAAAATAAATATTAAATATGTTTTAAATAATGAGGAAATTTTACCAACACGACAATCATTAACCCTAACAGTAAATCAATGACAAAGATAAATTTAGTAGACTTAGATTACGAAAACATAAGAGCATCTTTGCTTGAATATTTAAAAAAGCAAGATACAGTCAAAGATTTAAACTTTGAGGGTTCTGCTGTAAACTTTTTATTAGATTTATTGGCATATAACACTCTTTTCTATGCCCATTACGCAAACATGGTTTCCGGCGAGGCATTTTTAGATTCTGCTCAATTGGAAAGATCTATTGTTTCTTTGGTGAAACCACTTGGTTATGTTTTGCCAACTAGAACAAGTGCTATCGCAAGAATACAACTCTTTAATGTCACCGATGTTGCTATAATCAAACCATTTAGCGTTAGTGTAATTGGAACTAATTCTGATGGCGTTCAAAGTCAATTCTGGAACATTGACTCGGTTTCTGTTATAGAAGGTAACCAAACTGAGTTCTTCAGTGTTTATGAGGGGACTTACAATGTTGCAACTTACGGTGGCGATGGTTTTGATTTTCCTGAACAAAAAATATTAATACCAGATTTAACTTTAGATGTAAGAACAATTCGGGTATCGGTTCAACGAGCAGACGATGAAGATTTTACATATTGGACATTGGTTGATACATTTAGTGGTGGTTTTATTGAACCAACATCTAATTTGTACTCATTGGAAAGAACATCTGGTGGTTTTGTTGTAAAATTTAGAACTACTTCTAGCACAGAAGCAAATTTACAATCAGGAGATATTGTAAAACTCGAATATCTTTCTTCAAATGGTTCAAATGGAAATTTTGCTTCTAATTTTACTTCAGTCATAACTCCAACTGGTTCTGGTATAGTAAACATTCAACCATCATTTGGTGGGGCTGATACTCCAAATCTAGAAGAGGCAAAACGAATCGCTCCTCTGGTGTTTTCAGCACAGCAAAGACTAGTTACTAAATCCGATTATAGAGGGTTTTTAGCACAACTCGGATATACAGAAGGCGTAAATGTTTGGGGAGGAGAAGAGAACTCGCCAGCAATGCATGGTAGATTATTGTTCACAATACGAGACATAACTTCATCAAATAATAATGTAGTTTCTGATATTGTGGCTAAACTAAAAGAAAGATCTATTGTTACAATTTTGCCAGAATATGTAACACCAAAGGCATTAACAGTTGTATCTATTGTTTCTATAGATTATATAGAAGAAGATATTAAGATAAAACCAGAGATTGCGGCACAACTAATAAAACAAACAATTGTTGATGAGTTTTCCAACCAAGAATTTAATAAAAGTTTTAGTTTTTCTCAAGTATCAAATACGGTTCAACAATTTTCAGGTTATAGTTTAAACTCGATTACAAATTTGAGTTTAAAATTCACAGTGATTCCTTCTACTGTTGTTTCTACTATAAACTTTAAAAATGCAATAAGAAAAACAACTTCATCAACTGAGTCTGGTTTTGGGGTGATATCGACAGAATTTACAAGTGCATATTATGAGTCGGGAACTGTGCAAATTAGAGATTTGCCAATAATATTCAGTAGCACTTCAATCAATCCACCATCTATAGGCAAATTACTATTATTTGCAAAATCTCCGGAAGGTGTTTTTAATGTAAATTTAAATTCTCAGGTCGGAGAGGTGGATTATAAAACGGGTGTGGTTAAAATATACCCAAGCCTATCTACTGCTTCATTTGATTTACTAGTATCTCCAGCAAATACCAATCAAATAACAGCAAAAGATGAAGTATATCTAATTTTAGATTTAACTGTACCAACACCAACTCAAATTTAATGTTAACCACAATATTTAAAACTACAGAACAAGCACAACCAGAAATATCTGGTCCTGTAGAATTTAGAAAATATAC